CCTCTATGCTTAAGAACACTTGTAGAAAGTGTCAATACAAACATATTGGAGAAGTACAATGTCAATTAGAACACACACCCCAAAGGTAGACCATGGTTTTGCATGGACTAAAGAAAAATACAATGGACAGTGGTTAGATGGAAGTGAGATTACTGATTTAGTTTCTACTGTAGGAACAACAGATGAACTAACTAAGATTTATAAACCAGTATCAACCCTTGGAGAAGAACCACCATTACTAGCATGTATTGTTAAAGGTGTGTACACTGGTGATAAGTTAGAAGAACTTAGAGAAACAGTTCAATCCATAGAAGAAGTATCTACACTTCGTGCAAATGCAGCTGGCCCCATTGACCATGAGGAAATGAAAAAGAAAGGATTGATTGAAGGAGTTCATTATAAAATGAGAACACCAAATTCATATTATCCTATAAAGAAAAATGGTCAGTTTAATCGTATTGCAGAAGCAAATCCTATTCATTCTATTTTTATGGGACATAAGAGAGGAAGATTTACAGGAATGATTGGACTTAGTGGTTGGTCTAAACTTGCAAGAAACAGAGAAAAGTGGGAAAGTATGCAGGATATAGCATTACTAAATGAGATTGCATTAAAGAAAGGTGCGCCAGAGGTATGGAGAAAACAAAGAGAATTTTGTGATGAATGTGTTGACCCACAATACACATTAAAGGGAGCTCCGTTTACTTCTATATCTGCAAACAAATATTCATATGTCGAAGGTGCAGGAAAAATGTCTGCACATGTTGATGGTGATGATTTAGATTTTGGTATGACAACCATGTGTGTATTCCGTTGTGGAGATTACAAAGGTGCATACTTATCATTCCCAAGATATGGTATAGGAATTGATGCTGACGATGGTGATGTAATTATTGCAGACTCAAATGAAATACATGGAGTCACCCAAATAGAAGGAACAGGTGTTAGACATACTTGTGTTGCATATTGTGGAAGTGATGTTGCAACAAAAGGTGTAAGAGGTAAAACAGAGAATCCTATTGGGCATCATCATAGAGATAAACATGGTAGTTTAGATACTTTCTTAAGTTAAAATGTCCGAACTATTCAACAGTAAAGTTTACAGAGTTGTAGAAAATCCCCATCAAGAAGATGCAGGGATAGAACTTACTGGTGGTGAATGGGATGGTTTAGTTTATCAATATGGAAAGGTTCACATGGAAGACGGCAAACCCCATTTAAACTTTGAAAGAACCATAAGAAGATTACCAAATGGGGCTGAAAACTCAGAAGAAGCACTTACAGATTTACTAAATAATAAGGAATTAAATACACTAATGGGTGATATTCTAGTCGAAGTCATGCAGGAACAAATAAGGAAAGAGAATGAACAAAGAGATACTAAAGGAACAGATTAAGAGACACGAGGGAGAAGTCCTTGAAGTTTATGCAGATTCACTAGGATATTTAACACTAGGTGTTGGACATCTAATCAAAGAAGGTGATGCAGAACACGGACAACCTGCTGGAACTCCAGTAAGTCAAGAAACGGTTGATGCATATTACGAAGCAGACTTTGACAAACATGTCGAAGAAACTATTCATGTATTTGAATCAAAAGGTGGAGAAGATTTCTATGCATTACCCGAAGACATTCAACACGTTTTAGTCAACATGACATTCAACTTAGGTGGAACAAGATTCGGTAAGTTTAATAACATGTGGAAAGGTGTTGTTGCATGTGACTGGGAAAAAGTTGCAGTTGAAATGGAAGACTCCAAGTGGTTTGGACAGGTCGGAAGACGAAGTGTTGAACTACAAGAGATGGTAAGAAACTGTGGATAATATTAAAGCAGTAAAATTACTTGGTGGTGATATAATCATGGGTCAAGTAAAGACAGATTTCTTTGGTAATATGACTATTATAGAACCACAACAATGTGTTATTAATGTTGACGAAGGTAGGATGGAAGTATTACTTGCTGACTGGATTCCTTTTGCAATGAAATATGAATTTAAACTATATAAGAAAGATATAGTCACAGTGTTTGATGTTAAACCCCAATTATTAACAAACTATAAAGTGGGAACAGGTAATAACAAAAGATGAGCAATTTAACATTATTATCAGATAACAGAACTAATTGGTTATCTCTAATAGATGAGACAGACGATTTAGATAATGTGAATGCCCAACTAAAACATTTTTTAGAGTTATGTGATTCTGAAGATATCTCATCAGATTCAGATTTAGTATCTGCATATAACACTATTGATGCAGAACTTAACACAAGAGGTATTACACATACACCTATAACCCCACCACAACCAGCACCAACATCATGAGTAGAGAAACATTATTAAAAGCATTACAATCACAATATCAAGGTCAAATGGATATTGCACTGGCAAACATTAAAGTTTACCAAAACAATCCTGCAGGTATAGGAGAACATCCCGATGTTGCAGAAGCACTTGATACTCAAGTAGAAAAATATGCAACTGCAAAGGAAAAGTACGATGCAGTCCAAACTATTTTAATTCAAAAACCTCAAACTACATTGACAGAATAGTATCCGTATAGTATAATTACTACATGGATTTCTACACTAATGTCTGCAGAACCCGTGACAAAATTCTAGTCACTGGATATCAAGGAAACAAAAAACAAAAACTATCGGTCTCATACAGACCTAAACACTTTGTGCAATCTAAAAAAGGGGACACTGCTTACAAGTCCTTAGATGGTAGACCACTTGAAGTCGTTGAACTCAACTCAATGGGTGGTGCAAGAAAGTTTAGAGAACAGTATGCAGGGACACAAGGATTTGATATCCATGGATACGATAGATACATCTATACCTACATTGCAGATAAGTGGCCAACAGAAGTCGAGTGGGATTATACCAAAGTAAAAATTGCAACACTTGATATTGAGTGTGAATCAGAAAACGGATTTCCCGAACCAACACTTGCACAAGAGAAAGTCAATGCAATAACAATCAAACCATTCAGACATAATGCTCACACATTTGGTATTGGTCGTTGGGATGAATGTCCTAGTAATGTTGTTTACTATGAGTGTAAAGATGAGGCACACCTATTAGAGGAGTTCATCAAACACTGGAGGAAAGCATCCTATGATATTATTACTGGTTGGAATGTAGATTCATTTGATATCACATATCTTTGTAATCGTATTGATAGGTTGTTTGGTGAAGACCAACACAAAAGATTATCCCCATGGAACATGTCTGATTTTAGAGAGTTCACTTCTTATGGATATCAGAAGAATCAGAAGTATACTTTATATGGAGTCAATGTTATTGACTATATGGAATTGTATCAGAAGAGAACTTTTGTTAATCAAGAATCATATTCATTGAATCATATATCTCATGTTGAACTAGGTAAAGCAAAGTTAGATTATTCAGAACATGGTTCACTACATGGTCTTTACAAAAATGACTATTCCAAGTATCTTGCATACAATGTACAGGATGTTGTTCTTGTAGAAGACTTGGAAGAGAAACTTGGTCTATTAGAATTAACTATGACAATGTCATATGATGCCAAGTGTAATTACTCTGATACTTTTGGGATGGTAAAGTACTGGGAAACTATTATATACAACTTCCTTAAGAAACAGAATATTCAAACACCACCACAAAAATTAAAACAGACTAAAACACATTCAATTGTTGGTGCATATGTAAAGGAACCTCTCGTAGGGAAACATGATTGGGTCATGTCATTTGACTTGAACTCACTCTATCCACATTTAATTATGCAGTTCAACATATCGCCAGAGACAATAATCAAAGGTGGTCAGAGAATGGATGTGTCCATTCAGAATATGCTTGATGGTGAATCAGACCTATCCTCACTTAAGAGGTCTAATAGAACAGTTGCACCTAACGGTGTTATGTTCAAACGTGATAAGCAAGGATTCCTTCCCGAACTCATGGAAACATTCTATGATGAACGTAAGATGTGGAAGAAGAAAATGATTGCATATCAACAAGAGAAAGAAGTTTGTAAAGACCCTAAACGAAAGAAAGAATTAGAGAGTCTTATCAAACGTGCATACAACAATCAACAGGTTCGTAAGATTGCACTTAACTCTGCATACGGGGCTCTTGCAAATCAATACTTTGCATTCTTTGACCCAAACCTTGCAGAAGCAATTACCATGTCGGGTCAGTTGGTTATTAAGGTTGCAGAGAAAACTATTAACACTTGGATGAATAATGTCCTTAAAACTGATGATGAAGATTATGTGATTGCAATGGATACAGATTCAGTTTACATAACTTTTGATAAACTAGTGTCACAAGTGTTTCCCAAAGATACCGACAAAGACAAAATTATCAACTTTCTTGACACTATCGGAAGAGAGAAAGTAGAAAGTATATTATCTAAAGGTTATGATGAACTTGCAGAATACACTAACGCATTCCAACAGAAGATGGAAATGGGTCGTGAGGTAATTGCAGACAGAGGTATTTGGACTGCAAAGAAAAGATACATTCTAAATGTATTTGACTCTGAAGGTGTGAGATATGAAACACCTAAACTAAAAATGATGGGTATTGAGACTGCAAAATCTTCTACACCCGAATGGGTCAGAGGCAGACTTACTGATGCATTCAAAGTTGTTATGAATGGAACAGAACAGGAACTATGGGATTTCGTAGAGACTGCACGAAAGGATTTTAGAAACCTTCCAGTTGAGAAGATGAGTTCACCAAGAGGTTGTAATAATCTTGAACAGTATTCAGACCCAACATCAATCTACTCCAAGGGAACACCCATACATGTAAGAGGTGCTTTACTTTACAATCACCAACTTAAGAAACTAAACATAGATAAACGATATGAGAATATCCGAAGTGGAAATAAGATTCTCTTTACCTATCTCAAACTACCCAACAAGATGAATGAGAATGTAATATCATACTCAAATGTTCTACCAAAAGAATTTGACCTACAGAACTATATCGATTACGATAAGCAGTTTGATAAATCATTTATAGAACCGTTGACTGCAGTTATCAGTAAAATTGGTTGGAATGTTGAACCAGTTGCATCCTTAGATTCATTTTTCGGATAAATAAGACTATGTATCAATATAAAGTATCAGTAGTGAAAGTAGTAGACGGTGACACGATTGACGTGGATATCGATTTAGGTTTTGGTATGTCTTACAAAAAACAAAGAGTGCGTATGATGGGAATTGATACACCCGAATCTAGAACTAGAGATAAAGTAGAAAAACTTTTTGGTAAAGCATCTAAGAAACACTTAAAAAAACTATTAGAAAGTGCAGAATCTATTTCCCTCATTTCACACGATAAAGGAAAGTTCGGAAGAATCCTTGGTGAAATCTATATTCACAATAATACAGGACATCCGACCTTTGAAACTGAAGTCAATGTCAATCAACAAATGATTGATGATTGTCACGCAGTTCCTTACACTGGAGAGAACAAAGACTTAGTTGAACAACAACACTTAGACAATAGAAAGGTTGTTATGGAGACTGGGTATGTCACTCAAGAACAGATAGATAAGGTGTCCAAATGATTTTATCTGCAATAGATTGTTTCTATATTATATCAATTGCTACCATCTTTGGATTCATTATCATGATGGAAATGCAAATCAAACAAATCAAAACTATGATGGAAGAACACATTAAGTTTGACTGCATAGAAGACCACAAAAAAGACTAAAACCCTATTTACAAAACCACTACCTATGTGTATAATAGATGTATACATTAGGAGAAGTGTTATGTCATTTTTAAAAGATTTAGTAAAAGCATCGGGAAACGAATATGCAAATATAGTTTCTGATGGTGTTGCAGCTGGAGATGTAGATTCGTTTATTGATACGGGTTCTCATATCTTCAATGCACTATTAAGTGGTTCACTATATGGTGGACTTCCCTCAAACAAAATTACAGCAATTGCAGGTGAATCTGCAACAGGTAAAACCTTTTTTGCACTAGGTATGGTCAAACAATTCCTAGAAGACAATAAGGATGCCGCAGTAATTTACTTTGAATCTGAATCTGCAATATCGAAAGATATGATTGAATCAAGAGGAATAGACTCATCAAGAGTTGTTATCGTTCCTGTTGTGACCGTGCAAGAGTTCAGAAATCAAGCAATCAGTATACTGGATAAGTATGCAGAAACCCCAAAAGAAAAACGACCACCTATGATGTTCTGTTTAGATTCACTTGGTATGTTATCAACAACCAAAGAAATTGAAGACACTGCAGAAGGTAAAGAAACTAAAGATATGACTCGTGCTCAAATCACTAAAGGTGCATTTAGAGTATTGACATTGAAATTAGGTAGGGTCGGAGTTCCTATGATTGTGACTAATCATACATATGATGTGATTGGTACTATGTTCCCTCAAAAGAAATGGGTGGTGGAAGTGGTCTGAAATATGCAGCCTCATCTATCGTCTATCTCTCTAAGAGAAAAGAAAAGGAAGGTACAGAAATCGTTGGTAATATCATTCACTGTAAAAATGCAAAGTCAAGATTGACTGTTGAGAACAGAGTGGTTGATGTTAGATTATCATACGACAAAGGACTGGACAGGTACTATGGTCTATTAGACATGGCACTTGCATTCGGAGTATTTGAGAAATCATCTACAAGAGTTAAACTACCAAATGGTAAAACAGAATTTGGTAAGACAATTAACAATAACCCCGAAAAATACTTCACACCCGATGTGATGGAACAATTAGAAACACATGCACAGGAATATTTCAAATATGGAACAGAGAATAGAACAGACGATACTGAAGAATCTGATTCAGAGTGATACTTTTTCACGGAAGGTGCTTCCTTTTCTAAAAGGAGAGTATTTCACCGAGAATGATGAGAGAACTGTATTTCAAGAAGTATATTCATACTTTGAAAAATACACCAAAACCCCAACTGTAGAAGCACTTCTCATTAACCTAGACAATAACACATCGTTAAACGAGAGTGTATTGAAAGGGTCAAAATCTATAGTAAACAGTTTTGGAACTAAGACGGAGGAAACCCCTCAAGATTGGTTGGTTGACGAATGTGAACAATGGTGCAAAGATAGAGCAATCTATATTGCAGTCATGGATTCCATTGAAGTCATAGATAAAACCTCTCAGCGTTCAACAGGTGAGATACCCGAACTTTTGAAGGATGCACTTTCGGTGTCTTTTGACACCAATATAGGTCATGATTTTATTGAAAATTCAGATGAGAGATTTGATTTTTATCATACGGAAGAAGAAAAACTTCCATTTGACCTAGAATACTTTAATAAGATTACTAAAGGTGGTTTGCCCAACAAGACTCTAAACATATGTCTTGCAGGAACAGGTGTTGGTAAATCATTATTCATGTGTCATATGGCATCAAGTCATTTGATGATGAACAAGAATGTACTTTACATTACACTTGAAATGTCAGAGGAAAGGATTGCAGAAAGGATAGATGCAAACACATTGAACATTCCTATGAAAGATTTACCCGACTTATCTAAGAAACTCTTTGACAAGAAGATTGATAAAATTGCAGAGAAGACAAAGGGTAAACTTATTGTAAAGGAATATCCTACTGCATCAGCACACGTAGGACACTTCAGACATCTATTACAAGAACTTAATATTAAGAAAGATTTCAAACCCGATATGATTTACATTGACTATCTAAACATATGTGCAAGTGCAAGAGTTAAGCCAGGAAGTGGTGCAAACTCTTATACTCTTATCAAATCTATTGCAGAAGAACTTAGAGGACTTGCAGTGGAGTTTGATGTACCTATTATGAGTGCAACTCAAACGACACGTAGTGGATATGGTTCAACAGATGTAGAACTTACGGATACTTCAGAGTCCTTTGGATTGCCTGCAACTGCAGACTTTATGTTTGCATTGATATCTTCAGAAGAACTAGAAGAGTTAGACCAAATGGTAGTGAAACAGTTAAAGAATAGATACAATGACCCAACTGTATTCAAAAGGTTTGTCATAGGTGTCGACAGAAGTCGTATGAAACTCTATGATTGTGAACAAGAAGCACAAGAAGAGTTATATGAAAACACCACTGGTATTGATGATTCTATTCCAGTTGCAGATAGAGGAAGGAATGATGGTCAAAGAAGAGATTATAGTTCATTTAAGGTAGAATAAATGCACTAAATAGATATGTTATTATGAAGAAGAAGATGAACAGTAATGATGTTATTGAGTTAATTCAAGATAAAATTAAGCTTAAAAAGGAACTTCGTATTGCAAAGAAAACAAAACAGTTAGACGAAAGTGAAAAAATTGTTAAAAAAATTGCAAAAATAGAAGATAAACTCTTGTCTCAACCACTAGCAAAAGTATAAATATAGGTACATAAACTTACACTTAGAGGACTTATGCCAAATTCAGAAACATACCCACAAGCATCAATTGATAAATTAACAGAAGAAAAAAGTTATTTACAGGAATTACATGATTGGCATAGTAATGTTAATAAAACATATAACCTTGCACTAATCCCACAAACAGATGCTGATGGTGAAAGACAGTTTCCTGCATCAGGCAGTTTTACAGGAGAAGGTAGACTTGCATATTACACTCAGTGGAGAACTGATAACCCAAATGCAATAGCATATGTTGATGGTTCGGGTGATGAATCTACAGGATATAATGTTTGGAACGAAGTAGTAAATGGAGTTGTTCATCCAAACGGAACATGTAAACCAACTTCTACACATCTAAGTAATATTCAAACCAAAATTGATGAGCTTACTACACAAATTGCTCATATGACGGACAACGTAAGCTCTTAATACTACCCTTACAAATCTTATAAATAGTAGACAGGATACACATTTTCGTGTATAATTTACTATATGGCAGTTAAAAATCTACATTTAGAACACTTAGAAGACGAAATCATCAACAATGGTATTGATGGTGGTCGTGCAGCTATAAACTTCTTACAGGGTCTTAGAGACATGATGAAGGGAAACTCTAAAAAGAGTGTTAATATGACTGTTAAGTGGGATGGAGCTCCAGCAATCTTTTGTGGTAAACACCCCGAAACCAATCAATTCTTTGTTGCAAAGAAATCTCTATTCAATAAAGAACCTAAGTTCTATACTTCAGAACAACAAATTAAAGATGCACCCGAACTAAGTGGTGCATTAGAATCTAAGTTTTTAGACTCATACAAGTATTTGTCTGCACTATCATTTTCTGATATCTTACAGGGTGATTTAATGTTCACTGATGATAAAGATAGCAAGACCATTGATGGTGAAGATTTCATCACATTCCAACCAAACACTATTCTATATGCAGTTCAGAAAGATTCTGATGTGGGTAAAGAAATTGACCGTGCAAAACTAGGAATAGTATTTCACACAACTTACTCGGGGACTAGTATTGAAACACTAAGTGCATCATTCGGTGCAGATACATCTAAGTTAGGTAAGAGCAGTGATGTATGGGTAGATGATGCATCATATAAAGATGTCAGTGGTAAAGGTTCGATGACTGCAAAGGAAACATTAAAGTTAACACAAACACTAAGTGCAACAGGTAAACAATTCCATAAGATTACAAAACCGAACTTAGTTAAATTTCAAAAAGTGCAAGAGATGATTAATGCAAAAGGTGCTGGTGCATCTTATAAGACATACTGTAATTCACAAATCAGACAAGGAAAATTTAACCCAACCTATGAGGGATATCTAAAACACTTTGAAAACTACTGGAGAGATAAAGTAGTTGCAAAGGTTAAGATGGAAAAGACTAAACAAATCAAACAAGAGATTGGTGAACAAGTCTATGCAGAACTTAGAGGTCTTAAAACAACTATAGAAGCATTAACTAAATTCATGAATGGATTAGTGATATCAAAACAACTTATTATCAATGCATTAAACAGAGTCAAATCAATCGGTACTTTTAAGAAGACTGCAACAGGATTTGAAACGGTAAACCCCGAAGGTTATGTTGCAATTGATACTAATGGTAAAGCAGTAAAACTCGTAGATAGAATGGAATTTGCATTCAATAACTTTACTGTTGCAAAGGACTGGGATAAGTAATGAAAACATTTAGTCAGTTCAATGAAGATATTAGAGTTCCTATAAATATAGGTGATACTATACTTGGTGGTAAGTTTAAGAACAAGAAAGTTGTTGTTAAAGATATTGGTAAGAATGAAAAGGGAGACATTACAATCAATGGAAAACCTTTACTTAAATACAGGATAATACCTAATGAAAACGTTTAATAAGTTCCTAACAGAAGCAAAAGATAAAGGTGCAGTGTTTTCATTTGGAAGATTCAATCCACCTACAACAGGTCATGCTAAGTTAGTAGACAAACTCAAACAAGAATCTGCTGGATATACTCCTTTAATTTTTACATCACATTCAACTGATACAAAGAAAAATCCTCTAACTCATAAAGATAAGATTAAGTTTTTAAGAAAGTTCTTTGGTAGGATAATTGTTGACTCACAAACACGAACTGTATTTGAAATTGCAGTAGAACTACACAAACAAAAGTACAACAAAATTAAAATGGTAGTTGGTTCAGATAGAATCAGAGAGTTTGAAATGTTATTGAAAAAGTATAACGGAGTCAAAGCACGACATGGATATTATAAGTTTGATGACATTCTTGTTGTATCTGCAGGAGAGAGAGACCCCGATGCAGATGACACTAGTGGAATGAGTGCATCAAAACTTAGAGGTCTTGCACAAGACGGAAGATATGATGAGTTTGCAGAAGGTGTTCCAACAAGAAACAAGAAAGATAAAGAATCACTTTACAAAGCAGTAAGAAAAGGAATGGGTATTGCAGAAGGTACACTACCTGCATACATGTATGAAGATTTGATTACAGAAGGTGTGTATGACCCAGGCACGTTCAAAGCAGTTTTCTTTTCAGGTGGGCCAGGAAGTGGTAAGTCAACAGTAGTCGATGCACTTTCACTAAAAGCACTTGGTCTTAAACTAGTCAACACAGATAAAGCATTTGAAGTTGGTCTAAAGAAAGCAGGAATGACACTTGACCTTAGAGGTGCAGACTTTGATAAAGTAGACCCCATTCGTGCAAAGGCGAAAAGGATTACTGGAATGAATATGGATGCATATATAGATGGTAGACTAGGGTTGATATTTGACACTACTAGTGCAAACTTATCCAAGGTTAGTTCATACAAGAAGATGCTAGACTCGATTGGATATGAATCAAAAATGATATTTGTAAATGCATCATTAGATAATGCTCAAAAACGAAATGAAATGAGACCTAGAAAGTTGCCGCAAAAAATTGTAAAACAAGACTGGGATAAGGCGCAGAAAAATGCAAGAAACCTTCAAAAGATATTCGGTAAAGATTACGTAGAAATTTCCAACGATGATGATTTAAACACACTACAGAGAAAGTCTAGTAGTCTCTTTAGTAAACTAATGAGTTGGACTACTTCATTCCCCAAAAACAAATTTGCACTTAATTGGAAATCTTCCGAATTGCTGAAGAAGGATACTACTGGTTATTCATCTATAAGAAGTAAAGATGCAGTGAAAAAACCACCAACAGAAAAACCAAGTCCATTTGGGTCACACTTTAAAACATTCAAAAGTAGAAAGACTGGTAAGAAGACAGTCATTAGAAAGATATAAATAGTATTATGACTAAAAGATTAGAAACATTACTTCAACAATTTACATCCTTAAAAGAGGATGCAGTCGCATCAGCGGAACTAAAAGCAAAACAAGCAGAAGAATTGGAACGTCTTAAAACAAAACATGAGACCGAATTAGAAGCACTTACTGATAGACACGAAAGAGAGAGTGAGAGACAGAAAGGTCAAGATGAGAAAGAAGTAAAGGATGACCAAATCAAGGCAAAACGAGACGCTGATAGAAAGGCAAACGAAGAACGGGATTACAAAAAAGAGTATGCGAATTATCACTCAAAACCCGACCAAATTAAAAGACGTGCAAAAAGAAACGAAGCACGAAGAAGTCTAAAGGACAGAAAAGATATAAAAGGAAAGGACGTTCACCATAAGGACAACAATCCTATGAACAACGATAAGTCTAACCTTAGTATTGTTTCTCAAAACTATAACAGAAAAGAACCAAGACTTAGAGAAGAAGACTCTGTAGAAGAAGGTAAATATGTCTCAGATATTGGTGATATTATTAACGTCATTTTCAAAAAACTTAAAGATAAACTAGAGACAGAATACAAAAGGAACCCTGAAAAAGGTCTTGGTATGATTAATACCGTAGGGGCATTTGTAAATCATAAAGTGACTGATAAGAAACAACAGAAAAATAGATTGTTTCTTAAGTTTGGTGATGTACAGGAAGTTAAACAGGACAAAGATATCAAAGACCGTGAAGGTACACAACCATCTAAGTATTATGCAAAGGATGCTGATGGTGATGAGATGTCCAAATCTACCAAACAAAAACGTGCCGCTCATTTTGCACAGAAGAAAGATGGCCCAGCGCCAGGCGATGCAAGTGCAGAAACAAAACCATCAAAACACACCAAGAAATTTCAAAAGATGTTCGGTGAAGATGCTGGTAAATCACTTGCAAAGAAAGCAGACAAGTCAGGAATTGCTAAAGGTATTCTACAACAAGTTTATAACAGAGGAGTCGCCGCTTGGAAAACTGGTCACAGACCAGGCACAACGCCAGAGCAGTGGGGACATGCTCGTGTTAATTCTTTTATCACAAAAGGTAAGGGAACTTGGGGTGGTGCTGATAAAGACCTTGCTAAGAAAGCAGGTGGTTAAGTGACATTTTGGTTTGTAGTATTGATAACTATATGTATTTTATACATGGAAATGGAGAGTAGACATGACAGGAAATAAACATGATAACGGTGTTCACGAAATAGGAACAGACGAAATCCGTAAAGCATACCAAGAAGACACGCCTGGGCAAAGTGTAGAAGAATACTTGTCACAGATTGCACTCGTCAATGAAGAACAAAAGAAGAAGACAAAGAAACACTTCAGTCAAGTGTTCCAAAACCCGTTAAAAGGATTCCCGTACAACGAAGAAAAACTAGAAGAAAGACATTCAGATGAAATGAGAAAAAGAACTCAGTCTCAACAAAAGGCACATCAAAAAGCAATGATGAAGTCTGCAAAGAAGTCAATTAAAGACTATGATAGAAAAAATAAGAAATAATGAAGACTTTCAAAGACCAAGCTCTTATCGAGACACTCGATACACTACAAGAGACTAATACTAACATCCTTGACAATCCATTCAGGTTGGGTTCCTTAATGTTCTTTGAGACCATCAAAGAAGCACGAAAGTTAGTCAGTGAAGGACGATATAGACTCACAGAAGTCGATAGACATATACTAGAGACAGATATTGGAGATTTTGAAGTATATGAGGGTAATCTAGTACCACTCGATTGTCCGATGATAATAGAAGAGGAAGAAAAGAAACAACCCGAATTAAATAAACCAAAAGCAGGTGGCCCTAAAAAATACTATGTCTATGTTAAAGACGGAGACAAAATTAAGAAAGTGACATGGGGTGACACTACAGGGTTAAAGGTGAAACTTGGTAACGAAAAAGCACGTAAATCATTCGCTGCTAGACACAAGTGTTCACAACAAAAAGATAAAACCTCTGCTGCCTATTGGGCATGTAGATTACCATATTATGCAAAACAGTTAGGACTATCCGATGGAGGTAGTTTTTACTGGTAGGAATACATTATGACCAGTGACCACCCATATACAGAAACACTTTACGAACAACATGGTACTGGGTTACCATATATAATAAGGACATTCTCAGAAACAGTCGATGAAAATGACCTCATTTGGCATAGAGATAGAACAAATAGAACACTTCGAATCCTTTCAGGTACGGATTGGAAGTTGCAATTAGATGATAAATTACCTGAAACACTTGCTACTGGAGGCGAATACTTTATTCTCAAAGAGACATATCACCGATTAATTAAGGGTCATGGCGACTTGGTGGTAAGGATAGAGAATATATAAATAATAGTACTATGAGTTATAACAAAGACAACTGGAAAGATAAACTAGACGAAGTCCGTAACTTTGGTCGAGAACCTGCTGTAGTAGTGGAAGAAGTTCTTGATAATGATACAGTAATCAATAACGAGATTGAGGAAGAACTTAAAAAGTTTTTCCAAGAGGAAGATACCACCACAGAAGTAATAGAAGAAGATGTTCTATTAGAAGCATCTGCTGGTGAGATGATTGATAAGTTATTCAATCTAAAAGGTGATAAAGATTCACAATACGGTGTTGCAAAAATGTTAAACATGACTGGTGTTAAAGTAGTTCAAGCAATGCAGAAACAAAATCCTGATGGGTTTATGAAAACTGTAAAGGCACTAGGTAAAGACTCAAAAATTAAACTTGCAACAAACAATGCATTAATGAAAATGTTCAAAGATGCTGGGGTTAAACCTCTTAAAGATGAAGTTGAAGTTAAAGAAGAAAAACTTTCAGTAGAAAAAACTGTAGAAAAACTTGTAGAAAGAAACATGTTAGGTAGATTGGCAAAATCTTTACGTTTGGATGAAGAAGGTAAAGAGAAAATGTTCGACTACTTCGAAAATGGAGAATTAAAACAATAATGAAATTCACATCTATGGGTTTATCAGAAGACCTAATCAACACAATGGAAGCAGTACTTGCCATGGAAGGCGATTACGAAGAGTTCTTTCAAAAAGCACTTAAAAAGTTTGGTGTAGACTCACCAGCAGATTTTAAATCAGACGAAGAAAAGAAGAAGTTCTTTGACTATGTAGATAAAAACTACAAAGGGAAGGACGAAGAAGTCGAAGAAGGAAAAGTAAAACCTGTAAAAAAGTTCTTAAAATTGGGTGACTGCTCTTACGACAAGAAAAAAAAAGTTAAAGAAGACAACAGTCAGGGAATGGAAGACTTTGTAGAATACAAGTACAAGTCTGCATCACTCAATAAAATCAAACAAGACCTCAAGAAATTGATGAAAAGAGAATCAGAGTTTAAAGATTCTCAAAAGTATGGTAAGATGTTGATGAAAGTTATGGATAACGTTACTCTTGTTAACGATGACGGCATCCCACATATGACACCAAAGTTCAGTAAAGAAATCATTGCTGCTTATAACGGTGACACAATGTTTAGAGAAGACGTTGCATCAATCATCATTAAACATGATGACAATCTCGCATACGCAATATTCGGAGTATAAATATGAATCTGTTTCATGAAGCAAAAAAAGTTCTAGACAAAGATGGTAAAGTAAATCCACTTGGGCCATACGGTAAGATGAAACTTACTGGTCAAGAAGTTGCAAACTACTTCAGAAAAAACAAAGTATCAGATGCAAAAGTCAAAAGGGCAGTAGAAGTTGCACTCGACATGAGTGGTGCTATGGATATTGCATCTAAAGAAATTCAGAAGTTCTTTGGTGATAAGATTCTCAAATCAAAAGAAGTACAGACTGCACTTAAGTATGCAAACGAAGAAGTAGTATCAGAAAGTGCAGAAATGGTAATCCATGCTGATGATGCAGTTCAATCAAATCTTGTTGTCAAGATGGCAAGTAAACACGGACTGAAATCAAAGAAAACTAAAATTTCTTGGTCAGGTAAAGACGGAGTTGTTGTTTCAGGTGATTCAAATAAACT